TAAATCATACTGCGCAAGATCACTAGGTCAGCTCAAAAGAGCTTCAGCAAAAACAAGAAACGATCCGAACTCACGTATCAGACAGGCACGAAGAAGATGGAAGTGCTAAATGAAAGACCCAAAAGTAGGAACAGGTAAAAAACCGAAAGGTTCTGGTAGGAGGCTTTATACGGATGAAAATCCTAAAGACACTGTTGGAATTAAGTTTGCGACCCCTGCGGACGCTCGTAGGACTGTTGCGAAAGTTAAAAGAATCAGCAAACCATTCGCGAGAAAAATCCAAATACTCACTGTTGGTGAACAGAGAGCCAAAGTTATGGGTAAGGCGCAGGTGGCAAGCATATTTAAAAAAGGTAAAGAAGCAATTAGGAAAGGAAGGAAAACGTGAGTAGAGTAGGAATGACAGCTGCGCTTCGGGCTAGATACGAAGCAGATATAGCAGAGGCAGATGCTACTATTAATATATACCTTACTAATCCAGTCGGGATTGGTGAACATCCACAACATTTGGAAGAGGTAGATAAGTTATTAGCAAAGATAGCGGATGCTAAAGATAAACTAGAAGCACTGGAGGCGTTTGAAAAATAATGGACCCACTAGTGATAATAGGAAGAATACAAAAAAGAATAAAACAAGACCTAGAATTAATCTCAGCTACGATGTTAGAGGGGGTTGACAATTACGATAACTATAAATATCTAGTAGGACAGGCACGTGCATATAGCACAATGCTTCAGGAAATCTCTAACCTGCTAAACGAAAAGGAGCAAAACGACAATGAAGGAACAATCATCGATCTCGCAAAAAGAGATCCCAAAAACTAGAAACGCACTAGAAGAGAAATACAAAGCGGAAAATGAGTCAGCAAAAAGGCTAGACCCAGACAATATAAAAGATCAAGTAGATCAATTACCTGAACCTGTTGGTTACAGGATGTTAGTTTTACCTTTCACACCGAAAGAGAAAACTAAAGGTGGAATTATTTTTTCCCAAGAATCTTTAGATAAAGCAAGAATAGCCACAAACTGTGGTTATGTTTTGAAAATGGGTGATCTTTGTTATGCAGACAAAGATAGATTTAAAGAACCTTGGTGTAAATTAGGAGATTGGGTGATCTTCGCAAGATATGCAGGATCACGATTACCAATAGAAGGTGGAGAAGTGCGAATACTAAACGATGACGAAGTGTTAGGGACAATAAAAAATCCTGAATCAGTTCTTCATTACATTTAACATAGGAAGGAACTATGCCAGAAGAAGAAAAGAAAACGATTGATGTAGGTGAGGCTGATGAAGTCGCAACTGAAATCGATCTAGATAAACCAACGGAGCAAGCAAAACCCGTTGAAGAAGAGAAAGTTGAGGTTGAACAGGTAGAAGAAAAACCTGTAGAAACTAAAACAGAAGAAACAAAAGATGAGAAAGCAGACGAGTTAAAAACTTATAGTGAAGGCGTTCAAAAACGTATTGCTAAATTAACTCGAAAAATGCGTGAAGCAGAAAGACAAAAAGAAGAAGCTTTAGCATTTGCTCAAAGTGTAAAACAAGAAAGAGATAGTCTACAAAGTAGATTCGTGAAAGCGGATAAATCTTACGTGTCTGAATTTGAAACAAGAGTCAAATCAAACATGGAAGCTGCAAGATCAGCTCTTAGAACAGCTATCGAAGCAGGAGATGTAGATGCTCAGGTTAAAGCACAAGAACAAATGGCAACTCTAAATGCAGATGCAGTTAGATTAGCTTCTTTAAAATCACAGCAAGAAACAGAACCAAAAGTAGAAAAACAAGTTAATGTAAGCCCCTCACAAGCTGAACAACCTGTTAGAACTGACCCTAAAGCAGAAGCTTGGGCAGCTAGAAATAGCTGGTTTGGTAATGATACTGCTATGACTTATACTGCATTTGACATGCATAAAACACTCGTAGAGAAGGAAGGGTATGATCCACAATCTGACGAATATTATGAGGAAATTGACAAAAGATTAAGGGTTGAATTTCCAAATAAATTTGATAAGGTAGCGGACAATACTACGGAAAGAGCAAAACCTGCTCAAACTGTAGCTTCAGCAAGACGACCGGCTAATACAGGTCGCAGAAAAACTGTGAAGCTCACACCATCACAAGTAGCAATCGCTAAAAGATTAGGTGTGCCACTCGAAGAGTACGCAAAACAATTAAACGTGAAGGAAGGAGCGTAACATGGAAGATAAAAAAATAAGAACTTCTCACGCGAGTCAGACAAGAGACAAGGTTAAAAGACCTACTACTTGGACTCCCCCGTCATCTTTAGATGCACCCCCTGCGCCTGATGGATTCAGACACAGATGGATAAGAACCGAGACTATGGGCTTTGATGATACAAAGAACATGTCAGGTAAAATAAGATCTGGATGGGAGCTTGTAAGAGCTGATGAATATCCAGGTACTGATTATCCAAGTGTCAAAGAAGGAAAATACGCAGGAGTGATCGGAGTTGGTGGCCTAGTGCTCGCTAGGATACCTGAAGAGGTTGCCAAAGCGCGTGAAGAATACTTTAGAAGACAAACTAAAGACAAAGACGACGCCGTAAACAACGACCTTATGAAGGAAGAGCACCCAAGTATGCCAATCAATCAAGAGAGGCAGACACGTGTAACCTTCGGTGGTACAAAGAAAAGCTAATTATTTAGCGATTCCTAAATCACTGAATTTTTATAAGGAGAAAAAAAACTATGGCTAACGCTAACACACAAGGATTCGGATTAAGACCGGCTATGAGAGTGGGCAATACACCTGCTATTCAAGGTCAGTCGAAATACGAGATTGATGCTGGCGAAACTAATGCTATTTACAATGGAGAGCCTGTAAAAGTTGATATAAGCGCCTCAACAGGTGGATATATCGTAACAGCTGCTGCCGGAACTGCTATGGTTGGAACTTTAAATGGTGTAACATTTACAGATGCTACAACTTTAAAACCAACTTTTAGTAACTTCTACAAAGCAGCAACAACTCCAGCGAATAGCGAAGACGTAACAGCATTCGTGAATGATGATCCTTTTCAAGAATACATCATTGCAACAGACGCTACACTGGGAGGCACGTTGGCATTAAGAAAATCCAAAATTGGATTAACTTATGCAACAACAGCTTCAGCCGGTGACGACACAAACGGACGATCTTCTTTAAGACTAGGCATCTCAACTGCAGCAACAACTGCAAAACAATTGAGAATGGTTAGAATTGCAGAAGACGTTGAAAACCAAGATCAAACAGCTGCGAACTGTTCAGTTATCGTAAAAGTTAACTTGCATCAGTACTTAGTTGGATCTTTAGCAACAGGCATATAATAGGAGAATAAATTATGGCAATATCAAGACAACAACTAGTTAAAGAACTAGAGCCAGGATTGAACGCTCTGTTCGGCCTGGAGTATAAAAGATATGATAACGAGCACGCTGAAATCTACGACACAGAAAACAGTGACAGAGCTTTTGAAGAAGAAGTAATGTTATCTGGTTTCGGAAATGCGCAGACTAAAGCAGAAGGTTCTGGAGTATCATTCGATGATGCACAGGAGACTTTCACATCTCGTTACCAACACGAAACAATAGCTCTTGCATTCGCTATCACAGAAGAAGCGATCGAAGACAACTTGTATGACAGACTTGCGTCTAGATATACAAAAGCATTAGCAAGATCGATGGCAAACACAAAACAAGTGAAAGCTGCCGCGACTCTTAACAATGCATTCGACTCAAACTTCAAAGGCGGAGACGGTAAAGAGTTATGCGCAGATGACCATCCAACTCTATCTGGAAGTTTCAAAAATGAGTTAAGCACAAGTGCTGACTTAAACGAAACTTCATTAGAGCAATCAATGATCGACATCGCTCAGATGACTGACGAGAGAGGTCTTAAGATTGCTGCTAGAGGCGTAAAAATGATCATTCCAAGTGAATTACAATTTACAGCGGAAAGATTAATGAAGTCTCAAGGTAGAACTGGTACAGCTGATAATGATATCAATGCAATCGCTGCAATGGGAATGATTCCACAAGGTTATGTGATCAATCACTTCTTAACAGATAGCGATGCGTTCTTTATCAAAACAGACGTGCCTAACGGTTTGAAGATGTTCGTAAGAGCACCTATCAAAACTGCTATGGAAGGTGACTTCGATACTGGAAACGTTAGATACAAAGCTAGAGAGAGATATTCATTTGGATTCTCAGACCCTAGAGGTATCTTCGGATCACCAGGAGCGTAATCTAAATAATTTAATGGGGCGCCCTAAAAGCGCCCCATTTTAAAAGCAAAAGGTATATATGGATTTTAGAGTACAGATCAGAGCCTACGGATATTATGCAAATTTCGAAATTAGCTGTGAGGACAACAGCGAATCCTTCGAAAATACACTAGTTGACAAACTAGGCAAAAATGATATTATCTGGGAAAAAGATGGATTTACTAATAAGTCCAAAGTTTGGATAACCTATGAGGAGGTTAATAATGCAAACGCACATAAGGGACCTATACAAAACGAAGAGGGGTCTCGAGACAGAGTGGGCAGTCCAGCAGCGTGATCACCAAAGATATACTTTGGATATGGTCAGGATTGACAACAAAATAAGAGAAGTTGTTAATCAAATTAAGCAAGAAGAAGCTAAGTTAGCAAATCTTGCTAATAAAATTGACGATGCTGCACCCAGCGTTTCAGTAGCTACGTAATAAAAAGCTACATTTAGAAAGACGACTTTCACTACGTAATCTCTTGCGCTCTATTTAAAATAAGAGTATATTCTTGACACTGTATAATTAAAAGAACATAGACGAAATACAGTCGACGGCCTAGAGACTATGTTCGCAAAACTAGGAGGATATAAACATGGCAAATACTACATTTAAAGGACCAGTAACTTCCCTTAATGGATTTATTGGTGGACCAAATAAAAACGCAGGTGATACGCAACAAGGTGGAAAAAACACTTATTCGTTTGCAAGCACTTCAACAGTTACAGATGGAACTAACACTCTAGATGCAACTACTAACGAAGGCGTTTTAATTTATGTCGATAATGGAGCTGCTGGTAACGCTATCTATGCTTTTTCAGATGGAACAAACTGGAAAAGAGTAGACACAGGCGGAAACATAGCAAGTTCATAATAATTATGTGGGTGAGAAAAGCCGGAC